CGGTTTCTTCAGTGTCCGGTAAGGCTAACCCTGTACAGTCCGCCACCAGCGAAATTAGCCTTTTGCGTGGCGGTTATCTTAACCACACTGAGGAGGCTGCCAACATGGCTACTACCCCTGCCCTCGTACATTCTCAAACAGCCTTTATCTGGCGCTTTATTGCCTTTGGCGCGTCAGACCATCAAATCATCCACGTAACCGCCTGGACGGAACGCGAAGCGCGTAACCGTTGCCCGTACGGTTGTGTTGCTGTGTTCGCCGCCCGTATTCGTCAGGGGGCGCACCATGCACAATTATGAAGCGCACTTACCTGTAGTTCTTAATGTGCCGTCAGATTATACGGGACGCGTTTTGATATTTCTCGATAAAGGGAAAGTGAAATCACAATGCCGCCTTAGAAATAATGAGGTTGTTGGTTCTCTGGCTTTTTTTTCTGAGGCCTGTATTCGTGCCGGAATAAAACTTGAATCACTGACAGGAAAATAAAAACCATGAAAAAGAAAAATTCTGGCTTTACTGCCAGTGACTTCTCTCGGCCTGAAATCCGCCCCGGCGATATTTTCCGTGATAACTACGGCGGTACGGTAACGATTAAAGGCGTGGCAGAACGGCGCATCACCTACCGTCGTGAAGGCTACGAATATGATTGCGTGATGCCTGTTTATCAGTTCCGGCGTGATTTTTCTCTGGTACAGACCGCGCCGCATAACGTGCCCACCTGCAGGGAGAAAGCACGCGCCAATATTCAGAAGATGAAAAACATGATTAACGGATTCAGGGGCAAGAAATGAAAAGCGCACCGAACTTAAAAAAACAGCCTTACGACAAGATGACCGAAGTCATCATTTTTGCGGGTAGTGATGCGTGGGCACATGCGAAACAGTGGCAGGAACAGGACGGGCGACTGGCTGGCGATAATGTGCCTCCCATTGTGCTGGCTGATGATCAACTGGATGAACTGGCAGACCTGAGAATCATCGACGAGGGGCGCTATTGTGTCCGGCTGTACAAGGCAGGCCACATCAGGCCATCAAATATTAATGCCATTGCGCACAAGCTGGCGGCGGCGGGCGTAACTGATGCGAATTATTACCCCGAAGGGATACACAGCCAGAAGCGGGAGAACTGGCGCGAATATCTGGAACGGGAGCGGGGGAAAAAGCCAGGGGAAGAACACCACCAGCGAAAAACCACGCTACCGATGAGCGTTGGATCTGCCGGATACGACACGCAATTAGATTACGTGGTAAAGGGGATTATTCCGGCATCGTCGCTATGCAGCATATACGGGGCAAGCGGTTCCTATAAATCATTCCTTGCGGGTTCGTGGGCGTGTCACGTTTCCACGGGCCGCCAGTGGGGAGGCCGCAGGGTGGCGCATGGCGCTGTTCTCTATGTGGTTGGTGAAGGCGGTATCGGCGTTCCGCGTCGTGTAAAAGCCTGGGAGGTTGTGCACGGTGAGCAGGTGAAAAATCTGTATCTGGTAAACCGTCCAGTTTTTCCGGCTGTCCCGCTTGATGTTGATGAACTGGTTATCGCTGCCCGTCAGGTGGAGCGGGAAACGGGTAAACCTGTACGCATGATTATTCTTGATACTCTGGCGCGTTGCTTTGGTGGCAATGATGAAAATGATTCCCGTGATATGGGGGCGTTTATCCGTGGGTGTGACGAGCTTAAACGGCGCACAGGGGCCACGGTGCTGGTGGTTCACCATTCCGGCAAGGATGAGACGAAAGGCGCGCGCGGTTCCAGTGCATTTCGTGCTTCGCTGGATGCTGAATACCGGATACGCAGGGAGGACGCAGGAAGCGAAGCGCTGGTTATCTCATGCACCAAAATGAAGGACGCGGAGGAACTCAAAGAAGCCGCATATGACTTACGCGTGGTGGAGCTGTTTACCGACGCTGACGGGGAGTTAATCACGTCGCTGGTGGTGGTGGATAAGCCGCGCCCTCCCGTTGAACTGGAGCGCATCGAGGAGGCAGGCAACAAGACGGAAAACCATACCGCACTATGGGGGTGCATCCGTTCACGCACACAGAACGGCGACAAGTGCACGATCCCGCTGTTACGTGATGACATGAAACGGCTTGGGTATGACGTGAAAAATATGCGGCGATGGTTAGCCAAACTGGAAAAAGACGCCGTGATTTACATTGATGGTGATGATGTAGGACCACTGTAAAAAGTGAGTAGCAAAAGTGAGTAATGGTGAGGTTTTTACAAAATATTAACACGATTACTCACTTTCTCACCTGTATACATGCTCAAAAGTGAGGAGTAAAAAAATCCTTATGAAACACGCACATAAAGCATCAAAAAATATCAACTGAGACGAAGCGAGACGCTTTAAAAAGTGAGGTGTAAAAGTGAGCATGAGTGAGGAGATAACCAAAATGCGCAGAGACAGAACAGGGCCGAAATATAAAGCGTTAGACATGACAGAGCACGCCTTAAAGGTGGCAATCAGGGTAATAGACCGCCACGCGGGGGAAGGATACGCGAAAGCACATCCCGAACTGATAAGCGCATTCATGACCACGACGGCGGCAAATTTTGCCACGCTGACAGAGCGGGAGATTGCCGAAGCGGAACAGGTAACAACAATCAACGTTAAAACCGGAGAGGTGGAATCATGAGCGAAGCAAAATTTGGTGAAAAATTTTACAAGCACAACGGACGGATCACGATTCTGCAAATAAGCGCAGCTACACCAGGCTGGTGGGTTGAAACAGACGAAGGATCCTCACCCGTGGCATCATGGGCGCTTTGTGTGCTTAGTTACCCTGACCGCGATGTGTATCAGGATATTCTGCCTGTGATATCCACTGACAAAGGCATGAAACCCGTAGACATCAAAAAAATGGGTTTTCAGTGCGTAATGCTCACTGAAAAAATGATGGAAGAGATGAAAAAGATGAAAAAGAACAACGCCGGATCGCTTCACTGAGGTGGCAATATGACAGCACAAATTGCAGCTTACGGGCGGCTGGTGGCTGACCCGCAGTTAAAGACCACCAGCAAGGGTACACAAATGACGATGGCGAGTATGGCGGTCCCCCTTCCGTGCAGCCAGGCAGATGACGGAACGGTGACGATGTGGTTATCCGTCCTGGCATTTGGCAGACAGGCCGAAGCACTGGCAAGGCACCGCAAAGGTGAACTCCTGACCGTGGCGGGTAACATGCAGATCAGCCAGTGGACCGGACAGAACGGGGAAACACGGCAGGGGTATCAGGTTATTGCAGACAGCGTAATCAGTGCCCGCGCGGCACGTCCAGGCGGGAACAGACGCAAAACCACAGGCACACAGGGTAATCAGCCACCAGCGGGAGGCGATGACCCTTACGGTGACGGTATTCCGTTCTGAGGGGGTGACGATGGTACATGACCGCATAGCGGAGGAACTCGAGGCAAAAGGCTTTTACCGGAGGGCGTCGGCGCGATGGGGTGAAGTCATGCAACTGGTGGAGACAGACAAGGAACGGCATCAGGTTACGATGCGACGGCTGGAATGTTCCAGGAAGGCACAGAGGCCACCGGAGCCGCCAACGGAGAACTACGCAGACCTGAGAAATGCAGTAAATCGCACTTATGCAGACATGGGGCTGAGCAAATTAGCTGAGTAGGAATATCAGAACCACACCACGCAGCCGGAGCAATCCGGCTTTTTTTGCGTCATTTGAAATGGTATGGCGCACTACTGGCTTTTCGTCACGGTCCGGCATAGTTACTATCTGAAACAAACAGACACAACAGAGGAAAAAACAATGCCGACGAAATTTGATGAGATATTAAAACAGCGTGATAAATACCATGCTGACAACATGGAGACGATGAACATCACTGATTACCGAGCATTCCTGGAAACGGGGGCGCTGATTGAAAAGGATCATCATGGTTTTGTTCGTTGCGCGCTATCCGGTGAAATGCTGGCGGTAAATCCTGAACAGACAGATGCATTGATAGAATTTCTGAAAGGGATCAGGGACTGAGCACCCATACAGCCGGAGCAATCCGGCTTTTTGTTATTTTTTGTAAATTATTTGTTCGTGGTTGTTCCACGTTGTTCACTGAGCGGATCGGCATATTTTACCCGAACTGAATCATGATTATTCTCGCCCGTGGTGCCAGGACGCTGGGGCCACTTTCCCGCCTGTTAATGTGCTCGCCAATATTCATTACCAGGCGGGAAAACGATCGGTGCGATTGCTGATTCCCTTATGAAAAACGGTTGAGTTTTTGCCGCGTCCTGGAGTTCCTTACTTAACCCCAGGACTTTTTTTTATGCCGAGAATAATCGAATTACGCCAGCAGAAAACCGCCATTAAAAATCAGATGCGCGACATGCTGGAGAACGCGGAAAAAGAAAACCGCAGTCTTAACGATGCTGAGGGCGCAAAATTTGACGAATTACGCGCTAAAGCTGAATCCCTCGATAAAGACATTTCCCGCCTTGAAGCCATTGCAGACGAAGAGCGCAGCAAGCCAGGTAAAAGCAGCCAGACCACTGACCCCGCAGAACTACGCAGCTACATTCTGACAGGTGAAACCCGCGCATTAAGTACAGGCGTTCCCGCTGATGGTGGTTATACCGTTATCCCCGAACTGAACACCGAAATCATGCGAATGCTGGTGGATGAGTCCACCATGCGCCGCATCTGTACCGTGAAAAAAATCAGCAGCAACGAGTTTAAGCAGCTTGTTTCCGCTGGCGGTGCGACCGTTAACCACGGTGAAGAGGGTAAGGCACGCGAACAGACCAGCACCCCGCAGATTAACGAGGTGAGCATTAAGCTGTATCCGGTCTATGCGTACCCGCGCACCACACAGGAAATCGTGGATTTTTCCGATGTGGACATCCTTTCATGGCTGACGGGTGAGATTGGCGACACCTTCACGGAAACCGAAGAAAGCGATCTGGTTGTGGGCGACGGTGACAAAAAAGCAAAAGGCTTTTTATCCGTACCCCGTGCAGAGAAGAACGACAAAGAGCGTGATTTTGGTACGTTGCAGGTAATTAAACCTTCCGAATCTCTGGCGTGGACATCTGCGGACCCGCTGATCGACCTGAAATTTGCATTACGTAAAAAATACCGCAAAAACGCGGTCTGGGTGGTTAACTCCACGACGGCGGCAAAACTTCAGAAGGTGAAGAACGCGAACGGTGATTACATCTGGCGCGACCGTTTACAGGCGGGTGATCCTGATACGTTGCTGGGCCTTCCGGTCGAATATCTGGAGTTTATGCCTGATAACGTTATTGCCCTGGGTGACTTCAAGCGCGGTTACTACATTGTTGATCACGAAACAGGTGTTCGCACCAGACCGGACAACCTCACAGAGCCGGGCTTCATCAAAATTTTCACGCAGAAATATTTAGGCGGTGGCGTGGTGGATTCGAACGCGATCAAGATTCTGGAACTGCCACAGGACGACGATTAACAGCATACAGAAGGGGCTTAAAAGCCCCTTTAGTGTTTTATGGGTGAAAAAATTATGAAGAGTATGGAAATCCGGTCATCGGAAATCACCACCAGCGGAGCCGGTACGCTGACGGGCTACGTTGTTCGCTGGGATAAGCTTTCAGAACTGTTATGGGGTGAGTTTTACGAAAAATTCCAGCGGGGAGCGTTTACTGAATGGCTTGCAGCGGGTAATGACGTTCGCGGCCTGTATGAGCATGACCACAGCATGTTACTGGGGCGTACCCGTTCCGGCACGCTGAAACTGGAAGAGGACGAAACAGGGTTACGCTTTGAACTGACCCCACCGGATACCAGCACAGGGCGGGACGTTATCGAACTGGTTAAACGTGGTGATATATCCGGCATGAGCTTTGGCTTTCGTTCCCGTAAGGATGTATGGGATACCACAACAGAACCATGCGTGCGCACCGTGCTGGTGGCGGAACTGTACGAAATTACCGTTACATCCGTTCCGGCTTACCCTGATTCCGGCGTGGAGCTGGCCCGCCGTTCCCTGTATGAGCAGCACCCCGAAAAAATGCCGCGTGCGGATAATCGCCGCTGGTGGGTGGATTTAGCGGGGGTGTGATATGTGGCCTTTCAGAAGAAAAAAAGAGCAGCGCAGCATGACGCTTGATGAATTTATGGCGCTGGCTGGCACATCGAACACGGGGGCGGGTGAGTACGTATCATCGGGGACAGCGGAATCACTGCCCGCCGTCATGAACGCCGTCACGGTCATCTCTGAGGCGGTGGCTACTATGCCGTGTTACCTGTACCTGGTACGCAATGAGAAGGGGAAGGAGGCCCGCGAGTGGCTTGATTCTCATCCGGTCGATCACATCCTCAACGAGCGCCCGAACGCGTGGCAGACTCCCTACCAGTTTAAGCGAATGATGATCCGCCACTGCCTGTTAAACGGTAATGCTTATGCGGTTATTCAGTGGGGGCGTGATGGTTTTCCGGCGGCTTTACATCCTTACCCGCCGCAGTCGGTGAACGTGGAGCAGACAGGCGAACACAACTGGCGCTATTGCATCACTGACGCCTACACCGGAAACACCCACAACTATTTACCATGGGAAGTACTTCACCTTCGTTACTCCACGGATGACGGCTTTATGGGGCGCTCACCTGTAACCATCTGCCGCGAATCGCTGGGGCTTGGGCTGGCCCAACAACGCCACGGCGCGAGCGTGATGCGTGATGGCATGATGGCGGCAGGGGTTATCACGTCAGGCGAATGGCTGGACGGCGTGAAGGGCAAACAGGCATTAGCCGCACTGGAACGCTACAAAGGGGCCAGAAACGCCGGAAAAACGCCCATCCTTGAAGGGGGGATGAGCTATCAGCAGCTGGGCATGAGTAATCAGGATGCTGAATGGCTGGCCTCCCGTCGCTTTACCATTGAAGACATCGCCCGAATGTTCAACGTCTCGCCGATTTTTTTGCAGGAATACAGCAACAGCACCTACAGCAATTTCAGCGAGGCAAGCCGCGCATTTCTCACCATGACGATGCGCCCGTGGCTGGCGAACTTTGAGCAGCAGATAAAAAACGCCCTGCTGGTGGCCTCGCCTGTACCTGGTATCCGGTATCAGGTGGAGTTTGACAGCGCGGACCTGTTACGGGCCACACCTGGCGAACGCTTTGCCACCTATGAGCGCGGCATCAAATCCGGCGTTATGTGCCCGAACGAAGCCCGCGAACGTGAAGGACTGTCACCGCGTGATGGTGGTGATGAGTTCAGTCAGGCATGGAAACAGGAAGTAAAAATCAGCGAGGGAGAAAAACCGGAATGAACATAGGGCGACTGCGTGACAGGATAACGATTCAGACCCTGAAACAGACCAGAGCCATGACGGGCGAAATACTCGAAACGTGGGAGGACGGTCACACACTCTGGGCAAGCGTGAACATGATCAGCAGCAAGGAGGCCATTTCATCGGGCGCAGAGCTGGCGATTGGTACCGTAAGGATCTGGATACGGTACCGGAAGGACATCAACGCCACCAGCCGGATAAAGGTCAGTACGGGGCCGCTGGCGGGGCGTGTACTGAATATCATCGGGCAGCCGTTGCCGGATGTCGCCAGGACACGCCTTGAAATTCTTTGTCGTGAGGGCGCGGAAAAATGACAGAAGAACTTATCACCCTGGAAGAAGTGAAACTCCATTGCCGTATCGATGGAGACGAGGAAGACCAGTTAATCAGCGGATACATTGCCGCATCGCTTGAGGCGTGCCAGATACACATAGGCAGGCGCTTTGATGACGGGCTGGAGTTCACGCCAGCCATAAAGATTGGCTGCATGATGTTTATCGCTCACCTGTATGAGAATCGCCAGATTGTCGCGGATAACGCAAAAACACGCGTACCCATGACGATTGGCGCACTCTGGACGGCTTACCGTGATGTGGGGGTGTACTGATGCCGTGGCAACCATTAAGACGATGCACAGAACCAGGCTGTAACAGGCGCGTTAAATCCGGCAAGTGTGAGGAGCACAGGCGGGCGGCATGGCGTGCAGAGGATGCCAGACGAGGACACCGCCGCGCGCGTGGATATTCCAGACAGTGGGACAAATACCGCGCCATGTATCTGAGTAAAAACCCGTTATGCGTGCGATGCCTTGAGAAGGGGATATATACGCCCGCCGTGGTGGTGGATCACATTATCCCGATTAATGGCGGTGATGATGTTCTCTTCTGGCCCGAATGGAACCATCAACCATTGTGCCAGGCGTGTCATAACCAGAAAACGAAATGGCTTGATCCGGCAACAAAAAGCAAGCGTGCCGCAGGTGGATTTCGTGAAGAGGAAGAACGGGCCGCTAACCGCAATAACTGGATGTATGACGCTGATGAATGAGCGGGAACAAAACCGCCTTATCCGTGGACTTATAAGGCAGCGTGACGCATGGAAGACACAGGAAACAGGGCATAAAGATAAAGCGTCAGGACGCGCAGAACGCATCACAGCGAAGCGATTAACCGACCGTGACCGCGAGGTTATGGAATGTTTCCGCAATCGCTGATGAGGCTGTATGACGGGGTGGGGGGCGTTTTCAGGACAAACCCGACCCCGCCGGGCACCGAACGCCTCCTCAAATTTTTATGCACGGGAATTTTTTGAAAAATAATCTGGCGAAAAAAATAAGCATGGCAAGACCACCGAAAGCCCCCGCCTACCTGGATGACATCGCCGTGAAGCAGTGGCGGGAAAAATCGCGGCAGCTTGCGGAACGGGGAGACCTGACCCCCGCCGACTGGAGCAATCTGGAACTGTATTGTGTCAACTACTCCATTTACCGGAAAGCCGTTGCAGACCTTGCGGCGCGCGGGTTCAGCATTGTTAACAGTCAGGGCGGCGAGAGCAGAAACCCCGCATTAAGCGCAAAATCCGACGCTGAAAGAGTGATGATAAAAATGGCCTCCTTGCTCGGTTTTGACCCGATAAGCCGCCGTAAAAATCCACCGGAAACAGAAGAAGAGGACGAGCTTGACCGCCTGGAATAAGTACGCAGAAGACGTAAAAACGGGCAAAATTCCGGCCTGTAAACGGCTGAAACAGGCCGTTAAACGGTACTTTTCGGACCTTGAAAGCCCCCTTTACACGTTCGATCGTGAGGTTGTGGAGCGGTTTATTGCCTTTTCCAGGGTGTGCCTGCACGTAAAAGGGCCGATGCGTGGCAGACCCATTGAGCTGGAGCCGTGGCAGCAGTTCGCCTTTGCGTGCATCCTCGGCTTTAAGGTTAAGGCCACCGGACGGCGCAAATACACGAGCGCCTTTATCGAAGTGCCGCGCAAAAATGCGAAATCCACGACCGCCGCGATTCTGGCTAACTGGTTTCTGATTATGGAGAACGGGCAGCAGGATATTTACACCGCAGCGGTGAGCCGTGACCAGGCGCGGATCGTTTTTGATGATGCGCGTCAGATGTGCCTTTTATCCCGACCGTTACGCAGGCGGGTGAATATTCAGGCCCACAAGGTGATGCACCCGAAAAGCAACAGCCTGTTAAAGCCGCTGGCAGCAAAAGCGGCAACCATCGAGGGCACAAACCCAAGCCTTTCCATCGTGGACGAATACCACCTACACCCCGATAACGGCGTTTATTCCGCGCTTGAGCTGGGGATGGGCGCACGTCCCGAAGGCTGTTATTTGCCATTACCACATCGGGCAGTAACGTCGTTTCAACCTGTAAACAGCACTATGATTATTGCTGCCAGATCCTGGACGGCGAAGAGGTCAACGATTCAATTTTTGTGCTGATTTACGAGCTGGACGACGAAAACGAGGTTGATGATCCGGCGATGTGGATAAAGGCTAACCCTAACATCGATGTTTCCGTGGATCGTGAAAAACTGGCCTCAACCATCCAGAAAGCGCGGGGTATTCCGTCGCAATGGGTGGAGATGATGACAAAGCGATTTAATATCTGGTGCCAGGGGGCTACCCCGTGGATGGGTAACGGCGCATGGGCTGAGTGTGCCGGAACGTTCACGGAGGAAGATTTACACGGGCAGGAGTGTTACGCGGGGCTGGACTTATCATCAACCAGCGATATTTCCAGCGTGTGCTATGCCTTTCCGGTCGGTAAAAATATCATGCTGGTTTCCCGTCATTATCTGCCGGAGTTCCAGCTACAGAACCCCGCCAATAAAAACCGCGCTGTCTATCGCCAGTGGGCTAAAGCGGGCTGGATACGCACAACGCCAGGTGACTGCATTGATTACGACCGGATCAGAGATGACATCATGCAGGATGCGGAGAAATTTAATATCAGGCTGGTGGGCTTTGATACGTGGAACGCCACGCATCTCAGGACGCAATTACAGGGGGCTGGTTTTGAGGTGGAGCCGTTCCCGCAAACCTACCTCAGATTCAGTCCGGCGGCGAAATCGTTCGAAGTTTTTGTTAACCGCAGGGTGATTGTGCATCGTGGCGATCCGGTGTTGTCCTGGTCGATGAGTAACGTCGTGATGCAGAGTGACGCGAACGCCAATATCAAGCCGAACAAGAAAAAATCACCGAACAAGATAGACCCGAGCGTGGCGGCGCTGATGGCGTTTGGTACATTCCAGGCAGAGCATGAGGATTTTGCTTTTGATATAAGCGACAGCCACCGCCAGAAACTGGAAGAATTTAGCGGGGTGTAATGAGGTCAGCAGCATGACAGAAGCCGAAATACTGCGATTAATCCGCCGCGTCTCTGGAATCAGCCAGCAGGCTGACGAACAGACCACGCAGCCGGACAGCGTGACAGCCGAAAATTATGCGCGTGTTGTTGCTGAGGTGATGCGCCGTGATGGTATCCAGCTTAATGATGCGGATATGCGCGACATACGGATCCGCGTTCTGGAAATGCTGGCCTACAATCGCCGCGTTGAACTGTATCGGGAGAAGGAGAAAATCACGTACCACTGGAAGAAGCCGGAGCGGTTACGGCGGTAACTTGTTGATTAAAAGGCGGCTCAATTCTGAGCTGGGTAGCTGACGGCGGTAACTGTTTTATATTCCCGATAGCGCAAAAATGCGCGGTCGGGCAGAATGACCACCACCTCAATCGTGACGGAGAGTGACAACCAGTGACACACCGTGACAAAAAGACGGTTTAACCGTTCATTAAAAATCGACGTGATTTTGTGCTTTCCGGATGACGTGGCCAACGTCATTTTTTAGCGAAAAATTCTGATTAAGGTCACTGGCTGAATGGTCATAATGACCACGCAGACCATCGAGGCAACCATAGCGATCATCGTTACGGTTGGAGCTTTTCCGCCATTGGTGGAAAAGGTGCACATCTGGATCATCATTACGGTGATCAAGGGTATGTAAAACCCACCAGCCTGATTAAATGTTAACCGGAAAAAAATCCGGTAGCCCCGTTATGGGGATCCCCATATCGACATTAACGCCCCTCATGAATTGGTGCGCTTCCCCCTGGAAAGATTACCCGCCTGTATATTTCTTGTGTCTATTTGTTCCACGTTGTTTCATACAGTGCACCGAACGGTGTAGTTAATGGTGTAGTCAATTTGCGATTTTTGGCACTTTTTCAATGGTAATTGTTTAATTAAATCAATGGCTTGACCTGGTATAGTGATAAAAGGACATATTT